CCCTTTAGGGGGGAAGGGGGGGAGGGAGAGCTAAGGGCTAGGGTGTCTAGAAAAGAATTATTAAACGGTGCTGAATGGCACCGTCAGGTGCCGTTTAGTGCCGTTTGATAATTCGTAAAAAACGAAAATGACCCCGCCTAACCTCCGCTGTACAATTTGGCGCGAAAAACAAAATTTTCTCATCTTTTCATTTGGTGTAGTTTAGTGAACCACCTCTGAGTCGTAGCCGCCGCCCTCCCATGACACAGGTCACTCTTCTTACCTAGCCCGCCAGCTCCCCCCACCCCCCGACCGGGCTTCGCCCTAGGCGGTGCGGGGAGGTGTCGGGGTAGGTAATTTGAGTGACCCATGTCACATGAGGGCTACACAAAATGTATACATATTCATTCACGCTATGTATGTAGATGTAACTCATATACAAACACTTGACGATAATGTAATTAAAATGCTAAGATGTATACACATTGAAGGGAGAGTCTAATGACCGAAACAAACCCCACCCAACCAGACCACTACGCAGACCTGCTAGGAATGAACCTCTGGGAGCTAGTAAGGCCCCTCAGGTTCATTGAGGGGAACATAATCAAGTACATTTGGCGCGCTGGACTCAAGGAAGGCGTATCCGCTAAAGAGGACTACGCTAAAGCCTTAACCTACCTGGATGAGGTAGACCCTAAAGAGCACCTAGCTATCAGTAAAGACTTCTTCCTTAAAGTCCCCTTGCAAACGCTGCTATCCACCGCCTACGGCTGGGAGTTAAACAAGATACGTGATACAAAAGCTCTGATGCTGTACCACTTCTTCCACCTGTTATTACACAAGAAGCTGATAGGAGAGTTTCGAGCAAATCAGCAGTGCCAGTATCACTATGACGCGCTACGACTAGCGCTAATCGAGGAAATCGAACACGAACCCCCCTTCTAAACCCATTCGGAGCAAACATGAGCTTACCCGTAGTACCTGAAATCGTAAATACTGTCCGTAAGTTCTACCAATACCTGCAACAGGTCAAGGAAGAACTCAACGAACTCACAGACCGAATCAAGAAAGAGGCACGCGCGGCAGTAGTGAACTCCCTGCAAGGGGTGCAGGTGCCCTTCATTCGGTGCGTGAACGAATGGGCACCGCAAGCCGCTACAGTCCTTAAAAACACACAACACAAGATAGGAAAAGCAGTCCAATGTTGGAACAAGAATACGCAACGAACCCATACCTAAAAGGCTTACTAGTACTCGGTGTACTATCGGTGGCTATTGCCACCTACCTAGCGGGATACATAACCTACACCGGGGACACAGGTAATGAGCTTATCGTAGGTGCCCTAGTGCTTTTTGTACTCGGAGTAACCTCCATATGCTGCTTCTTCGCACTTCGTAGCAGTGACAAAGCAACCTGGATATGGGAAGAACGGGCGCACCGCGAACGCGCTAAAGCCCAAAAGCTACAGGAACAGGTGAGCCGTCTAGAGCTAGAGGTAGCCAACCTCAGTAAGAGCACCACCCATTCGGAGACACCAGACTACACAGAGACCGCACCGCCTATCCTAGACTTTCACCGGCTAGACTATGCTCAAGGCGCACTGATTAGCCACCTGCACCAGGCATATAGGAGCGGCGAGCGAGACCTGCACCTTCGGGGCCTCTACACAGAGGCGCTGGCGGCTTTGCTTCACTGCCGACAGGATGAGGTGACACTAGCGACATGCGCACGAGAAATCTACGAATGGGGGAACTTATTAAGCTCAGTGGTAGGTACGGCAAGCACGGCCCACAAATGCCTAACCCACGCCATGCTATTCGTGGGAGCATCTACACGTATTGAGCGAGAACGCGAGTACCAGACACTTCATAAGCTACTGCTGGACACGCTTAGCGCACAGACACACTAAGACCTAAATCACATAAATACAGAAATGGCAGGTGGACGCTACGGCGGTCACCTGCTATACTGTAATTAATGTAATCACTAACTAAAGAGGTAATTAAAAATGGATGTAAAGGAACTCTCAAACCTGGTATGGAGCCGTGAACCAGTGGCAGGTAAAGACCCCGCAGAAACCACCTCACCGCTATTCACAGTCGGCTGGTACTGCCGCATCTGCAAGCGAGAAGAGTTCTCAGAGCTACCGGGCCGGTACCAAGACAGGGTACCCTTCGACGTGGTAACCATGCTACGCACACGTGCAGAGGCGCACATGAGGGCGCACCGCGTGCAGGCCGCCCAGGCAAAAGCGAAAGCGTCTAGCAATGGCTAAAATCCTCCCAGACTTCGACCTGAAAAAGGTTCACTGGGTGACTGACGCGAAGGGGGTACGGACTCTAGCCCAGCGGCTGGAAAAAGCCCCCTTCGTTGTCTTTGACCTTGAGACCACCGGCCTAGATGAACACGCGGTAACCGGCGGCAAAGCCAACGGCGGTATCGCCGCCCGCGTAGTTCTCGCATCCTTCACCCTGCCACCTGCACAGCGCGGGCAGACACCGCCCACCTACGTTGTTCCGCTGTCACATCCCGATAGCCCGTTGGTGAGCGTTTGGCGACAGCAGTACCGTACTATCTCCCTAGCCATGAAGAAGAACCTCAAACTTGCAGGGCACAACGTCAAATTCGACGCGCGCTATACCTACGGCACCGTTGGGGTAGACCTCTCACAAAACCTATGGTGGGACACAATGGTGAGTGCTTCACTGCTGGATGAAGAGGAATCGCACAAGCTCAAAGACCTGGCACAGCGCCCCTTCGGGGTAAAGTCATGGGCCGACTTCGACCTACGCACACCCGGCGCGGCTGAACGCGTGGAACTGCTACGGCTCGGCGAATACGCGGCGCGTGATACCTACTACACCTACGGGTTGCTCATGCTCCACATGGCACAGATGGCACCGCCCAGCATGTACGAATACCAGTCAGAGCGAGAAGCAGAACTCACCGCTGAGGGGATGCACCCGCTAGAGTGGGAGCTAGGGCGAATTTTTGAGACCGTCTCCATGCCCACCATTCGCACACTCTGCCAGGCAGAACAGCGCGGGCTACTGGTAGACACCGAAATGCTCGGCGCGTGGGATGTAATGTACCGCGTACTCGGTGCAGTAGAGGCCGCCACGCTCTGCCTGAAAATCCTGCTGAAACGAGAGCCTAAACCGCAGACTGTTGGGGCCGCCGCCGCGAACTGGCTATCACTCAACGACCCCCACGCCCTAGAATCGTGGGCGACTATTCCTAAGAACGTACTGGATATTGAGATACCGGCGGCGTGTGAGCATCTGCACCAGAAACAATTTCCCCCCTTCGTGGATGTGCTGGTAAATGACACGCTGGCCGGTCTGTACACGCTGGCACCCACATCCAAGTTTTTCAAGGCACTAGTGGCGGTGGCGATTGAGGCCGGGGAACTAAAGGTAACCGCAACTACGCCCACGGGCGCTCCGAAATGGGATGCGGCAGTACTTGGACGGCAAGCACGGGCCGGGTCATGGGCCGCCACGGAGCTAATGGACGCTAAGGCACACCTGAAAATGGCTGAGTTCACAAGGTCATGGCTGAACCTGGTAACGCCGGTGCACACCCTGCACTCTACCTACAAGGTAGGCTCTGTGGTGACGGGTAGGCTCAGCAGTTCCGACCCTAATATGCAGCAGGTCACCTACGCGCTCAAGCCCGTTTTCATCCCACGGCCCGGCTACTACATGGTGAACCTTGACTACTCACAGCTGGAGCTACGAATAGCGGCGCACATTGCGAACTGTATCCCCATGATTGAAGCGTTCCAGTCAGGGGCAGACTTGCACAGCACATTCGCTGCCGAAATTGCAGGTGTTCCCCTAGAAGAGGTCACGAAAGCACAGCGCCAGCAAGCAAAGGCGGCGAACTTCGGTCTGATTTACGGCATGAGTGCTGAGGGCTTCCGTGAGTACGCAGAAAATTCATACGGAGTCATTATGACCGTGGACGAAGCCGTTGAACTACGTAAGCACTACTTCCAGATGTGGGAAGGCCTGGAGGACTGGCACAACTCGGCGAAGAACAAAGTGCGCCGCGATTATATGGCGGTTAGCCCCATTGGGCGCGTACGGCACCTGGAACGTGCTATGACTAGCTGGAACACAAGCGACCGCTCTAAGGGTGAGCGTAGCTCACTGAACGCCCCCGTGCAGGGGTTCGGTAGCGACCTCATGCAAGCCTCATGCGCACTCATGACGGGGAACATCCAGGGCTGGAAGCATATGCAGATAGCCGATATTCACATTGTAGCTACCGTGCATGACTCGGTAGTGCTGGAGGTTCCCGAAGACCGCTGGCAGGAATGCGTGAAAGCATGTCAATACGTGATGGAGACCGGCGTACTCGAATACTTCAAGAAGCATTTCGGGCTTGAACTCAAGGTACCTCTCAAAGCTGATGCGGAGGTGGGCACCCGGTACTCATTTGCAGACATTGGCTAATACATGTAGAATGTAATTACAAAATCATCAAAAACCAACAGAAAGGCCCCAAAGTGGCACGCCCTAAGAAAACCCCCACCGTTGCGGTGACATTCCGTATTGCTGAGGACGACGTAAAGAACCTTGAAAAAATGGCAGAGGAGCACGGAGTACCTGAAATGAAACCTGGTACACTCGCACGCTGGTTCCTAACACGAGTCAGCTCGGGCGCTATTGAGTTCCCTATTCAGTCAGTAGATGCGCAAGACTCAAGCCGTAAGTAACCCGCTGCACACACTAGACACACTGATAGAGAGATAAAATTTATGGGCGTGATGGAATTTGCGAAAGACGCTCTAGCGCGGGGTATAACCCCTATCCCTATCCCTAAGGGAAAGAAGGCACCGGCCCTACCAGCATGGACAACCGTAAGGTATTTGGAGCAGGGCGGTAAAGAGAAAATTGAAGCACTCTTTGAGGGCGACGAAAACGTGGGGGTTCTCTTGGGAGAACCCTCACGGGGCCTTATAGATGTGGACGTGGATAACGACCTCACAAGGAAACTGGCCCAGGTCATGCTACCCGACCACTTCGCCGTGTCGGGGAGAACCGACTGTGAGGAAGGCACTCACTATTGGTATCGGGCTACCCCAGGTACCGTACCAACCCGTACCGTGCAGTACGCGGCACTGGATGGCGGGGTAAGCATTGAGTTGCGCTCTACCGGGGCGCAGACTGTGGTACCGCCCTCAGTCCATCCTTCAGGGGCTTCTTACACGTGGAAAACGGAGCCGTGGGGCGGTGCTGACGGTATCCCTGTTATCGACGGCAGGGCGCTACGCCACCGTGTAGCCTACATTGCACTGGTATCCGGTCTGCTGGAAGTTTTCCAGGAATACGACTCACGGAACACGTTCTACCTACGGCTATCCGGCTCTTTACTGTCACCCTCCCTTGAACGGACAGAGGGCGTGTGCCAGTGGTGGGATGGCGGCGACGGAGGGTCACCCCTGGAACGACTAGTGCATGACCTCACCCTGCTGACTCAGGATGAAGACGGCGGGGATGCGCGCGTAGCTCAGTGCGTGGAAGCTACCCGAAAAACCCTACGGCAAGGCCGCAACCCCTCGGGGCTTAGGTCACTGGTTGAAGAGGCGGGCGGAACCGAAGAGGAAATCAATAAAAAGTGCAAAATCCTGTCTCGTCTCATGGTGGACGTGGCTTCTACCGGCCTCGAAGCACAAGGCAAAGACACCGCTATCCTGGATGGGTTCGTACCCCACACCAAAGACACCAGCACCACATCAGTTAGCGGCCCTCAGGAAGAGGAAGAAGCCAGCACTGAGGAAGAATCCAATTTCGGCCGGTGGGAGGCGGTAGACCTACTACCCTACATTTCGGGGACTGTCGAAATACCAGAGCCTACCATCATGCGCCGCGAAGACGGGCACGGACTCATGTACCCCGGCGTACTCAACTACCTGTTTGGGCGGTCAGAATCCGCTAAGTCATGGGTGGCTATGGCCGCGTGCGCACAAGAAGCCGCTGAGGGTAGCAGGGTCATGTACCTAGACTTTGAGGACAGCCCTGTAACCTTCGTTGCACGCTTTAGGGCGCTCGGCCTCAGCGATACGCAAATGGCTACAGCACTCAGCTACGTACACCCGGAAATGCCTCTAGCCGCTATGCAGAAAAGCGAGCGCGGGAACGGCCCAACGGCGGCTGGCAAAGCCTCTGAGGCCGCGTTCGCCAAAGCCCTCAAAGAAATAGACCCTGCCCTTATCGTGGTAGACGGCATGACGCGCCTCTTTGGTCTGCACGGGCTGAATATCAATGACGCGGTGAGCACGGACGTTATCACTACCTGGCTCACCTCACTCACGCGCGGCGGGCGCACCACCGTCCTAGTTATCGACCACACGTCGAAAAACTCAGGTGAGGGCGCGGGGCCTATCGGGTCACAGCACAAAATCGCAATGGTGCAGGGTACCGCGCTACGCGCGGAGGCTATTCAGCAACCCATGCCTGGCAAGTTGGGGCGTGTGAATCTGGTGGTGGCAAAAGACCGGCCCGGTAAAGTGCGCGAGTTCAGCTCACAGAACCAGGGAGAGCAGATAGCCGCTGAGGTGGTTATCGACTCACGGACTGAGGGCGTGACAGATATTCAATTTGTGGAGCCGTCGCCCTCCGTCTATTCGGTGGAGTTCTCAGAAAAGCACGTAAAAGCCTATAAAGAGGTTGCTGAGATGAACACCCTCACCGAGGAAATCCTTACTATCGCATTTGAGGGAGACATCGAAAAGGTACTCACTCGCAAGGACATCCAGGAAATCCTAGATATTACCGAAAAGAAGGCACAGAAAGCGCTCAAGCACCTCAAAGAGTCAGGTCACCTAATCACCGTAGGAACCGGGCGGGAGACTAAATACGCACTGAACACAGCACTAGAGGGGGATGAGAACGAGCTATGAAATTCACACCACACGGGCCAAAGCGGTTCACCCACCAGCTCCAAGGACTAGCGCGACTAGTGAAGCAGAAAGGGCGCGGCGCGTTGCTGTTCGACCCAGGCACGGGTAAGACCGCTACGGTGATTGACTACATTTCCCTGCTGGCACAGCACAGCGGGAAAGAGGTTACCAAAGTCCTAGTGCTATGCCCGCTAGTGGCGCGAGATACCTGGCTTCACCAGCTGGGCGACTATCTGCCCCCTTCGGTGGACTACTGGGCGGAGATTATCGGCGGCTCAGGTGTTGAGAAAATCGACGCGATAGCTTCACGCGGCGGGCGACCCTACCAAAAGCTGGCAGACGGTAAAGCACGGCTACGCCCTACTCGGAGGCAGTGCGATACAGCGCTACAAATCCACCGGGCCATCGACCTAGTGACACGCCCCGAATACTCGCGCGAGCGCCTAGAGGAGCTAGGAATAGCGGCATTTAGCTCACCCAATCCGAAAGTACAGCTACTGGTACTGAATTATGACTCTTTTTCGTCACGCCGGGCTATCCGTCACCGCCGCGCTGATGAATGGATGGCAGACGCGGTGCAGAGGTACGAGCCAGACCTAGTAATTTGCGACGAAAGCCACAAGCTCAAGTCGCCATCATCCAACACCAGCCGCGCGGTAGCACGGGCGGTAAAATTCACCCCTAGGCGTATCCTGCTCACGGGTACGGTCATGCCCCACTCACCAATGGACGTTTACGGGCAGTGGCGCGTGTTAGACCCCCTGGAATTTGGGAAAGTGAACGACTTTGGTATCAAAAAGCCCGCCACCTGGACAGGCTTCATGCAGAGGTACGCAAAGCTCGGAGGGTTCCAAGGCAAGGAGATTATCGGCTTCCAGCGGCTAGACGAACTCACGCAGAAAATGGAGAAGCTGGCAATGGTGGTGAAAAAGGAAGACGCGCTAGACCTACCGAAAACCACCGATACCGTTGTACCCGTAACCATGACCGCGAAAGAGTGGAAGGTGTACGACGATATGAGGCAGAACCTAGTGGCAAAACTGGAGGGCGGCGCTTTCGCATCCGCTGAGCTTCGTATTATACAGATGCTACGTTTACGGCAAATCACCTCGGGGTTTATCAAGGATGAAGAAGGTAACCACCACAAGGTAGGTTCCTCCAAGATTGACGCGATAAAGTCACTGGTTCATGACACCCTGGAAGCTGAGCGACGTATAGTTATATTCGCTGAATTTCGGTGGGAGGTTGCCGCGATTACGGAGGCATTAGCGCAGAAAGGTACTCAGGTCTGGCCGGTCACCGGCGATACACCACCGGCCCAGCGCGTAGACATCCGTAAGAAATTCGGAGACACCGGCCCCGATAGCGTAGACCGCATGGTTATTGTGGCTCAAATCAAGACCCTTTCGGTGGCTGTGAACGAGCTGGTATCAGCCTCCCACGCTATTTTCACCACACCGACACAGCAACGAGACGACTATATCCAGGCACGCGACCGCCTGAACCGCGTGGGACAGACACGCCCCGTCACGTACTGGCACATGCAGGTACCCGGTAGTATCGACGAGCTGGTAATGCACCGCCTGGACACACGAACAGAACTTGAAGACACCCTACTTAAGCACATCTACAAAAAGTGACGAGTAACACACCAAAATTGTAGTTGTTAATTACAAAATACCTGTAAAAAGGTGTATACTGTAATTACAACAAAAACAATAACTACAAAAACAACTAAGATTTAGCAGTTTTAGTAACAGCCAAAGCCTAGCCTAAGCCTACGAATAGCCTAAGAAAAGAGATAGAAAAATGAGCAAGAAGACTCGCAACAACATCATTGATTTTGTATCACTCGCACTGGTGTGGTCGATAGCAATTATCGCCGGGGCAATCATGTACCCGCATCTGCCGAATGCTGCGGGCCTGGCCCCTCTTCTCGGAGCCGGTGTACTAATCGCACTGCCGCTAGGGCAAGCGGTAGCACTACCGAATAAATCAGACCAGCAGGGCACCGCCCGCCGCGTACAGGCCGTAGCATCTGACTTTGAGCTGGTAGCCTAGTGCAATGCTTGATTTAGAATGTTATGTGTGCGGAGGGGCGCACTGGGACTGTGAATGCCCCGTCATCACCCGCGGTAAATCGTCCGAAATTGATTTAATGATGGCAGTTTATTATGAGCAAAATTAGTTTCTCGAAAGCAGACACACATAGGGCCTGTCCGCAGAAATACGGCTACCGATACATTGAGGGTCTGGTACCAGATGATGCGAACGTTGCAGAGTGTGAACGCATTTTCGGCCTGTTCTGGCACGCGCTAATGGCCGCTGACTCAATCGAGCGGGGCGTGTCGGCCAAGACACTAAAACTTGCCCCTACCGCGTTGCAGACACTCGGAGACGGTATGTATGAGATACCGACCGGGGAGGCAAACGACACCGGCGAGTACGTGTACTACACGAACCTAGTTGAGCGCGTGGCTGAGGCCGCTGACGCTTACACACGCACCCTTTCGGAGGAATACGCGGCAGAGTTCGTGAGCCGGTTGGGCGGTTCGCTCAGCGAGCGCATCAAGTACACCTATAACAGGTGGCAGGAAATGTACGCAGAGGTGCACGAGACAGAACACCCTATCGCGGTAGAAATGCCAGTGAGCCGCGCGGTACCTATCGAAGAACAGCTAGAGTTCCGTGGCTACATAGATGAGGTCTACCTCGATACGGTGCGTGACGTTGTGTGCGTGCGCGACCACAAGACCCACAAGAGCCTGTCTCAGGTATCCACGATTGATACATTCTTTGAGTCACAGCTTCACCTCTACGCATGGGCCGCCGCGCCACAGCTCCAAGAGTGGGGATACTCAGACCCTGCAATGATTCAGTACGCACGGGTGCGTATGACGGCACCGAAAGAGCCAAAAATCACACTCACGGGCACGCTGTCTAAGTCAGTCTCAGACTATGACCTGCACACCTACCTTTCGTGGGTGGGTGAGGGCGTACCCTTCGAGGGCCGTAAAAAGGATGGCTCGGGAGCGGGGGTATACATCGCAGAACCCACCGTTATTGAGCGCCTAGAGTCACCAGCTGAGCGTGAAAAGTGGTTCATGCGGGCGACCGTGCCAGTCTCACGCGCTACGGTCATTGAGCACCTACGCGGGCTGAAATACACGAATGAGGACATTGGGCGCACTGAACAGCGCTGGCCTGACGGTCACAGCGTGGGGCGTAACTTTTCCCGTGCGTGCCAGTGGTGCCCCTTCGCTGAGCTGTGCAAGACCAGCCTTACGGGCGGTTCCGTCGGGGAGTTCGACTACCACCTGTACGGACTCAAGGTGAAAAACACCACAGCAAAATAGACGTAATTTATATAGATAAGTAATTACTTTATGGTATAGTAATTACATAAGGATTTAGTAGAAAGGATGGGCACATGTCCCTGAATATTACCGGTCTGAAACCTGTGGATACGTCCAAATCCCGCATGAAGGTTCTGATTTACGGTGAGCCAGGCTCGGGTAAAACCCGCCTAGCATCCACTATCGCAGACCAGGGCGCGAAAACCCTCTTCCTGGATTTTGTGGGTGAGCACGGCACCGCATCATTCGCGGGTGCACCTTACGCAAAGAACATCGACGTGTACCAGGTAGACACCGTGGAAGCACTGGATAAGGTCTACTATCACCTGAAATCGGGTAAGCACGATTACGATGCTCTGGTGGTGGACTCACTGACGGCCATGCAGAACTACGCTGAGCGGTTCGCGCAGGGTTTTCAGGAAACCTCAATTAAGGAAATCTCACGTGGCACCCAAACGCAGAGTTCGTTCCAGGTGTGGGGTAAGTCGAACATGGTTATGACTGAGGTAGCTAAGTTCTTCTCGGACTTGGCAAGCCCTTCCAATGTGCGCCCTATCGACGTGGTGTTTATCGCCCACGCAACGGCAAAGACTAATGACATCTCCAATGAGGTTGAGCGTACTATCGCGGTACAGTCAGGTGCACGTGCAGGTATCCTGGCCTCTATGGATTACGTGCTCTTCACTGAGGTTATTCCTAATATGGAGGGAGACCCAGAAACCGACCCGTCACAGCACATTGTGCGTTTCGGTGCGCATCCTGGATATGTCACAAAAGCTCGGGTACCTCAAGATAAGCTCGGCAAGGTGCCCCCGATTCTAGGGCTGAAAAGCCCGCTGTCACTTACGAAACTGGGAGGGGCGTTAGGTATTATCCGCAAGGCTGATACCGCTAAGAACACTAAGAAGTAAAAGCAAAGCATAGCAAAAGCATAAAGTTACACACTAAATTATCTGAATAGGAAGTATTTAATCATGGCAAAGCACATCCTGGATTTTTCAAATTATGCAGAGCAGCAGACCTCGGAGGGTATCCAGGCGGGTAAGTACCTCGCACGCATCACTAAGGCCGTGGACTCTGAGTCCAAGAACGGGAACACCTACATTCTGCTGAATATGCAGGTTATCGGCGGCCCCAAGGAGCACGTCGACAGCAAGTCAGTTCTGGTAGACCGCTTGACGCTCTCAGATAACGCCCTGTTCCGCATGGCTAATTTCCTCCCCGCTATCGGTATTCCGGTAGATAAGAAGGTAGCCTTTGACTCAAAGCAATTCGTAGGCAAGAAGGTTGTCGCTATCGTTGAGATGGAGGAGTACCAGGGGCAGCCCCGCCCGGCGGTGAAGCGCTACGCGCCTGTGTCCACCTGGGAGGGAGAACTACCCCACGCACCGGCCCCCGCCGCTGAGGATTTTGAGGAAGAGGTAGAGGAGGTGAGCACCGTTGCTGACTCGGGTACTGATAGCAATGCTGCCGAATCCGTTACGGCTGATGGCGCATTTTCTACGGATGATTCTGTAGACGCTGAGAACGGCTCCATCGACGTAGACCTAGACGAGCTGTAATGAGCGGGCGCGGTGTCGCCAATGAAGCCGCGCTTGTGAAACAGATTCAAAACAGAATCAAAAAGGAGTTCCCCACTGCCTGGGTTGTGAAGGTGGTGGGGAACCCTTATCAGGTATCGGGTATCCCCGATTTACTGGTACTGCACGAAGGCCGCCTGTACGCCTTCGAGGTGAAGCACCAGAAAATACGTGAGTCTGAGGAACACGCGCGAGCGCGGGCGAGCGAGATTCAGTTACGCACCCTTGAGAAGATACGGAAAGCGGGCGGCGTGGCCGCTGTTGTCTTATCTTCGGAGGAAGTGCTAAAATATATGGAGGAGTAGGAGAAATTCGTTAGGCTTTCATCTATCTATCTCTTTTGAAGTGTGTTTGTCGAGACCCCCACCGTAAAGGGGGGGGGTTTGTCATATGTATTACAGAAATAATGCACCCCCTACATGTAATTAGTAATTACAATATGGTATACTGATTACATAAGCACAAAGCTTATAAGCACTACGAAGGAGAAAGCTATGAGTGTCACTCACAGCATCCCGCTAGGGGTAGAGGTTATCTCAACACCACTAGACGGTTTCTATATCACGAGAGATGCACTGCACCGGCTGGCCGCCGAATCAGACCTACACCGGCGCGAAACACTGGTAACCCTGGGATGCACCCCGGCAGGTTCCCTAGACTATCGGTGCACAGAGTGTCCTAAGCAAATGCACAAGCCAATGACTGATAAGAAGGCTCCCATTGGCGGGTGCGTACACACTCACGCGGTGCACCGATGGCTAGAGGCACGCGGTAGGGTTACTGAGGCAACCACCGGTTACGCCCCTATCGAAAATGAAGTTATTATCGGAGCTACCACGCTCAATCGTCCCCACTACATCTAGGGAGAAAGAAAGCTATGACTAACGCAAAAACCCCGCGCACCGCTGCTAAACTGCACACCGAAAAGGTACACATGTTCATGCGCCGCCCTATCGTGGATGTGGTACTAGAGCAGGGCGCGAAAATGCCAGCGCGAGCGCATGACGACGACGCGGGCGCAGACCTCACCGCCCTGTTCCCCGGTACCACTCAGGCAATGGTTATCGCGCCGCAAGGCCGCGCTCTGGTACCGACCGGCGTAAGGGTGCGTATTCCCAGCGGCTATGTCGGGTACGTATGCCCCCGTTCGGGGCTTGCTAATGCTCGGGGTGTCACGGTGCTCAATGCGCCGGGCATCATCGACGCGGGCTATACCGGCGAAATCATGGTGAACCTGGTGAACCAAGGCGACACCGAATTTACCGTGACTGACGGTATGCGTATTGCCCAGCTGGTGGTTGCGCCCATTGCACAGCCGGTCTTCCATTCGGTGGACACGCTGGCACAGACACCGCGCGGAACCTACGGGCATGGGAGTACGGGCGTATGATTATCTACATGTACGGGAATTTTGTAGCCTACAGCACCTGTGTACACCAGGTACTCAAGCGGCTGTGGGAGGCGGTCTTTATCACTCTTGCGCACCGGCTGTTGCAGGTGTAGACTAGAGCTATCTCCCAGACCGTCAGGGTGGCCTCAGCACACCGTTCAGCCATCAGAGAGGCCACCCTAGCGACTCAGGTTATGGAATACGTGACGGAGAAACCCCCAGCAATGGGGGTTTTTTCGTACCTCCGATTTGCGGAGGCCACTATATCCTGTATACTTTTGAAGGAGCCAGAGCAAGCTTTCCCGCTTCTATTCAATCACTAACCCTACGAAGGTAGGGAGAACAGAGGCGTAGATACTTGGTCAAAAAAAAAAAATAGGGAAAGCTACT